TGTTAACCCAACATCTTATAATGGCACGTATCAAAACATTTTTGCTGCTGATGCAACAACATTTACTGTAGCTAATACAAATACAGCTTCATATGTTTCTGGTGGTTCAGCCAGAGGTAAAACTGATATCAACCCAGATATTGGTATTGCTGCTGGATATAATGATGGTACTTATCACCATACTGGTATTTTCAGAGATGCTTCTGATGGTTATTGGAAAATATTTGATGGTTATGACCCTGAACCAGATGAGTCTATCTTTATTGACACCGCAAATACTTCGTTCAATATAGCAAATTTTTGGACCAATACTGTTCGACTTGGTAATACTAGCGTTTATGCAACCATCAATTCAACATCATATAGCGGTGGCGCCAACTCTGCAATCTATGCTAATTCTTCAGTAACTAATACATTTACTATTGGTACTGCTTCATACTTTGTCACTAATGGTAATTTAGGTATTGGAAACACAACACCTGTAGAAAAGTTACAAGTACAAGGTAATATTTTATTACAAAGTGGTGCATCAACTGCTAATAACGTTAGAAATGCTGGTATAAAATTATGGACAGATAATGCATTTGGTGTAGATCTACATCATGGAGATACAGGATCTGGCCAAAGTTTAGCTTGGGCAACAGCGCTTTACGGTAGAAGATCCGATACAGTTGCAGTAAGAATTGGTGCTTATCCTGGTGCGAATACATCACAGAATACATTTTTCGAGTATGCTACTATATTAAATAGTGGTAACTTTGGTATTGGAAATACAAATCCAAATGCTAGACTTCAAGTTACTGGTACTGCTAACGTATCTGGTAACGTTTCAATTGCTGGAATAACAACATTTACTGGAAACGTAGTATTAGGATCTGTAGGGTTATCCTCTAACGGCTCGTTTGGAACTGCTGGTCAAGTGTTGCACTCTAATGGGTCAGCAACTTATTGGGCTGCTGATGACAGTAGCGGAGGAACTGTAACTTCTGTTGCAACTGGTAATGGTCTTACTGGTGGAACGATTACTTCAACTGGAACTGTATCTGTACTAGCAAATACTGGCATCGTCGCTAATGCTACTGGTACGTTTGTTAATGCAACTTATATCGGTACTATATCTGCTAACAACGCTTCTTTCCTTGGTACTGTTGCAGCAGCTAATTATTTAAGAACAGATGTCAGTAAAGATATAACTGAAAGTATTTTTATTAGATTTGGTTCTGCTAACCAAACAGATGTTAATGATGGTAAAATAGGTGCAGGTTTATTTGCCACCGGATTGAATATCGTTGGTACACAAACTGCGGCTGCTACTGGTCGTATTGTTAGAATGTACGGTTCAGTTATCACCAACACCGATTACAGAGGTCCAATATACTACGACTCAGACAATACAGCTTATTATACAAATCCGGCTGGCACGTCTGTGATGAATAGAATAACTTTAGATTCTATCAATGATGCTATTCGTTTTGATAGAGCTGCTAATAATTTCTCATATATGAGTTGGCGTACTTCTGGTTCTAATAGATTTGATATGGGTATCGATAACGTTGCTGAATCAGGTTCAAGTGCTGGTTCTAATTTCTTTATCAATACTTTTAATGATGCTGGTTCATACATAGGAACTGCGTTATCAATCAATAGAGCAGGTGCATTCTTATTCAATGGAACATCTATCAGATCTCCTATATTTTATGATGTAAATGATACTAACTATTATACAGATCCTGCTTCAACTTCTGTTCTGAATGTTTTAAGAGCAAGAAACGCAAACTATACATTCACTTTACCAAATGTTCTTGCTACTGCTTCTTGGATCAAGCTTGGCACATTCACTGCTGGTCAAGGCGGAAATCATATCTTCATTAAAATTGTAACTTCTGCTGGTTATAATGCGTTACCAGCTCAACAATCTGAAATATACATTCACTTTAAAACCAGTAATGGTGTTACAGTTGATGGTAATGGATTTGCTGGTGAAGCTACATTTTATGAAACAAATGCTGATGGTGCAGCATATAATGTTAAAGTTGTATCAAACGCTGCTGGTGTTTCTGCAACTTCCTTTGATATTTATTTTTATCAAGCAGTAGCTTATAATGGCAATGGTTCTTTTTATACAGTTGAATTGGGTAATCAATATACATGTACTTGGACAGATTCGTCAACTATAACAACTGATCCGGGCGCTGCATCTTCTACAATTTCTGTTGGTACACAAAGATTCTTGATTCAATCTGATGTTGGTATTGGCACAACATCTCCAAACGCTAAGTTACAAGTTGTTGGAACAGCAAACGTATCTGGCAATGTTGTAATTGGTGGCGCTCTTACATCTGCAAATTTAACAACTACTACTAACGTAGCTTCAATTGGTACAGCTGCATATTTTGTTTCTAGTGGTGATGTTGGTATTGGTACGTCTTCTCCACTCAGTTTCGGTGGTTATCGATGGGTAACTATCAATGGACCTAGTACAGGAGCCATAACTTCATATTCTGTCAATAACACTGAATATTTTAGAGTTCAAACGGAAGCTCCTGCTGTATACTTGAACGCTCTTCAAAATATGCAAATGGTCTTTTTGACTAATAATATAGAACGTATGCGCATCGACAATGCTGGTCGCGTCGGTATCGGAACGTCGTCGCCAGACATTAACCTGCGAGTGTCCGGCACGTTTGCTCAGTTGGGCACAATAGACGGAACGGTCGATAATCGCTTTGTCTCAACGTCTGGGGGTGCTGCGGGTATCGTTGGCACATTTTCAAATCATCCTCTTGTTGTTTATACCAATAACCAAGAGCGTATGCGCATCGACGCCTCCGGCAACGTGGGCATCGGTAATACTGCTCCTACACAAAAATTGCATGTTGTGGGCACTGGATTAGCAACTACTGATTGGCGAGCTCCTTTTTTCTATAGTTCTTCAGATACCAATGCATATTGGTCTGCTGGAACTATGGTTATGAGAAGTGCTTCGCCAACAATTTACTTTAGAGATACAGATCATAACTCTGCTATGATCCACGTGAACAGCAATCTGTTCTATATTCTCCGTGGTGGAAACGACAGCACATCATGGACTCAAGTTGACGGTCAATGGCCATTTATTGTAAATCTTACTAATAATGATTGTGTTATTGGTAGAACTGGTACTGCTATATCAGATTTTAGAGCTCCGATCTTTTATGATTCTGGCGATACAGGATATTATCTTGATCCTGCTGGTACTTCTCATCTAAGACATACAAGAATTTTTCCTTCGGCTATAACAAATGATGTTTGGAATAACTCTATAGAAATTCGCGAAGTCAATGGAGTAACAAACACTCAAACAGGCTCTGATTATGCTCCTAGTATATACTTTCATTGGAGTAACATCGCCGCCGCTGCTATTAAAATGTATTCTGATGGTCACATTAGAATTAGAGCGCAATCAACAACTAGCACAGACTATCGTAATGTCTATATGGCGAGCTTGTTTGCGAATATATTCTATGATAACAACAATACAGCGTTTTATGTTGATCCAGCTTCTACATCTGTTCTAAATAATTTAGTTATTGGTTCTATTTCTGCTAACGGTGGTGTTGGAACTGCTGGTCAAGTTCTAACTTCTAACGGTACAGCAACTTACTGGTCAACAGTAACAGCTACAGTAAATACCGCAGCACAGTTTACATGGACCAACACACATACGTTCAATTCTAATACCACCTTTGGTAATTCAACTTTTGCTAATACTACTGTTACATCATTCTCTGGTTACTCAAACCCACAAGCTTTAACGTCAGGTGTTTTACAAACTAATGCATCGTTAAACACTTTAATTGTTGGACCGTATACAGTAAGCAGCGGAAATAGTCTAGTAATTGCAACTGGCTCTAGACTAATTATTGTTTAATAAATATATATAAAAAGAGGGAATTATGGAAATAACATATTCATGGAAAGTAACATCAATGAAAGTTGTTGATACTACAGATTTACAAAATGTGGTTATTCAGACATATTGGGTTAAAACAGGTGTTGATGAAGATGGAAACGAAGGTTCGTTTTCAGGAGCAACTCCACTCTCATCTTCAACATTAGATCCTGAAAATTTTGTACCATACGATCAACTAACACAAGATATAGTTATTGGATGGATACAAGATTCAATTACAGATCAATCACATATAGATAGTCGAATTGAAGAACAAATAAAATTAAAAAGAAATCCTGTAATAGAAAAGCCTCTTCCATGGACAGATTCTAATACTATAACTGCAAATACATAATTTATTAAAATGAAAGGAATTGAAATGAATAAATTTAAGTTTGAATTTACACCTGAACAAATAAACATTATTGTTGCTGCTTTAGGTAGAATGCCATATGAAACAGTTTTTGCATTGATCAATGATATTCAAAAACAAGCGCAAGATCAGGCTCGTACTTCTCAGCCGAGAGATGTCGGTCCTCCGCCGGACTAAATATATAAATAACAAAGCCTAATTAGGGGAAAGGGAACCAATGGCAGATAACGATTTCGTAGTAAAGAATGGCTTGGTAGTAAATACCACATTCACAGCTAACTCTACACAAGTAGCCCTTGGTTCTAATCTTGTACTGAATACCTCTGCTGTTTTTATCGGAAACAGCACATCGAATAATAGAATCACATCTAGCAATTTAATTTTCGGAAACAGTACCGTTAATACTGTTGTTAATGCTACTGGCATAAGTTTTCTTGGATCTAATATAGCTTTAACTGCTACAAGTTTAACTTGGACAGGCAATTCGACAACTTCGCCTACAGTTACTATTGCTAATACTGGTTCAATTGCTGTTGGTAATGGTACTACAACACAAACATCTTCAAGTTTATCTGTTGCCAATTCTACAGGTAACGTACAAATAACTCCTGGAACAACCAGTATTTTAGCCACTGGTTCTGTTAATGCTTCATCATTTACCACTGGCGCTACAGGTTCCGGAACTGGTGGTTCAGTACAAAATACAACTATTGTATTCGTTGGCAATAATACTATTAATGCTTCGCATACATCTTCTCTATTTCAAGTCGCTAACTCTACAGCAACTACTAACGTTAATGCTTTAGGTTTATCTTCTGGTATTTCAGTAGTTAATACAACCCAAATTTCTGTTGGCGCTAACGTTTTCACTAATTCTTCTACTGTTTTTGTTGGTAATTCTACAGTTAATTCTACAAAAACTTCTTCTTTATTGCAAGTTGCTAACTCTACAGCAACTACTAACGTTAATGCTTTAGGATTATCTTCTGGCATTTCAGTAGTTAATACTACTACTATTGCTGTAGGTTCGAACAATTTTATAAATTCTACTGCAGTAGACGTAGGAAATACTGTAGTTACTTCTACTTTGTTAACTCTTGGTGGTCAAGTTAATGCTAATGGTGGCGTAGGTTCTGCTGGTCAAGTATTGACTTCTGGTGGCGCTGCGAATGCTTATTGGGTCACTTTAACTGCAGATATTACTGGCGTAGAAGCTGGTAACGGTTTAACAGGAGGTGGAACTTCTGGCGATGTTACATTAAACGTTGGATCTGGTAATGGTATTTCTGTTACGGCAGACGCTATTGCTGCTGCTGGTGCTAATGGTATTTCAGTTACATCAGCTGGTATTAACGTTCTTGGTAACACAGGTTTAGTTGTTAATGCGACTGGTGTTCATATCAATTCTTCTTATGTAACATCAACACAATTATCTTCTAACTTAACGAACTATGCTACTCTTTCTGGAGCTACATTTAGCGGTCCTGTTGCAGTAAATGCTAACGTAACAATTAGCGGCAATTTGATTGTTACTGGCACAACAATGTATGCTAACGTAACAAATCTTGATGTAGCAGACAAAAATATTACAGTAGCAAAAGGTTCTGCAACAGCTGCTGCTACAGATGGTGCTGGATTAACTGTTGATGTTTCTGGCGCTTCTATGCGATATACATTTGCATCGAATACTTGGGAATATAACGTAGGTCTCATACCTTCAGCGAACAATAGCTGGGATATTGGTCTTACAGGTTTAAGATGGAGAAATGTTTTTGCTAACAACATTGTAGCAGTAAATATTTCTGGTAATGGTTCTTCTATTACTAGCATCAACGCCTCGACTCTTGGTGGAAACACTGCTTCTGATTTGAGAAGTTACAGTGATACTACTGCAGGAACAGCTTATACTAACGCGATTGCAATTGCTGCTAATGCAAACAATCTCACTTCTGGAACTGTTAATAACTCTAGATTAAACGCTGGAACAACTTCTGGTGCTGGTATAGTTCAGTTAACAGATTCAGTTTCTTCGACAAGTACAACAACTGCTGCAACTCCTGCATCAGTTAAAACTGCATATGATGCTGCGATTACTGCTAACACTTCAGCAGCAAGTGCTTACAGTAACGCAGTAAACGTTCTTGCTCCAAAAGCTTCGCCAACATTTACTGGCACAATAAGTCTTGGATCTAATTTATCGATCAATACTTCTGCTTATTTTGTTGGTAACTCTATATCCAACGTAGTCATAAATCAAACTACGTTATCCATTGGTAATTCTTCTCAAAACGCTGTTGTAAATTCAACTGGTTTGTATGTTAATGGTGCTGTCGCTTCAGGCGGTGGCTACTATAAAGGTAATAGAGGCACTTTCGGTAATGCTAACAATATAAACAATCTTTATCGTATAAATTCTAATACTCAATCTAACAATATAACAATTTCAGCTGGAGAAAACGCTTTAACAGCAGGTCCAATTACAGTCCAAGAAGGATTCACACTAACTATTGAAGAAAATGGAAGGGCGGTAATTATCTAATGAGTACACTTTCAGTAACAACAATTAGAACAGCTAACGGCACAGTAAATTTATCTGTAGCTAGTGGCAATAACGATGCAGGCAGATTAGTCGTTCAAACTGATGGAGGATTACTTTTTCAAAGTAATTCTACGACTAATGCAATTTTCGTTTCCGCTTCTGGTAATGTTGGCATTGGTAATACTTCTCCTATAGCGGAACTTCATATCGACGGTAACTACGTCGTAAAATCTTCAACATTATCCGCAGGAAATAATCACAATATCAATTGCGCTTCTGGTAACTATTTTGTGGTTGTCGCAAATTCTTCGGCTCAAAATGTTTATTTTAGTAGCATCCCAGCTAGCTTTGCTTATTCAGTTACGCTAAGATTCTCTAACGGAGCTGGTGGTAACACTTTGTCTTGGCCATCGTCAGTAAAATGGTCAGGAGCTACTGCTCCTTCTCCTTCAACTAATAATGATGTCTATGTATTATTTACAGACGATGGTGGAACTAATTGGAGAGGTATGCAAACAGGTAGGGACTTGAGATAAATGTTACATCATGATATGATGATACAAGCTGGAGTAGGTGGTGGTAACGTTTCTTATACTGCTGCTGGTGCTAATACCTTTACTGTTCCAAGATATAACATCTTAACTATTGAAATGTGGGGCGGTGGAGGAGGCGGAGGCACTTCTTTTAATGGTGCTGCACAAGCATTTGGTGGTACTGGTGGCAATTACGCAAGATATACTTTAAACCCTGGTGTTTTAACTCCGGGAACTAATGAATATCTAGTTATAGGTAATGGTGGTTTAAGAGGAAGTGGTTCTTCTACAGCTTCATCAGCAGGAGGGTTTACGCAATTCGGTAATACTGTTGGTGTTACAGGAGGAAGAGGTGGCAACAGTCAGCTTGTTGCAGGTGGTTCTTCTAACACCTTTACCCCTACTTTCAGTAGATCCGGATTTAATTTAACTATTTCAGAAAGTGGTGGTGCTGGTGGTTTAGGACCGAATAATGGCGCTTCAGTAACTTATGCTGGGGGTGGCGGTGGTGGTAATACCAACGATTTTGGTTCAGGCACAGGCGGTACTTCTACCTTTGGTGGAGCTGGAGGAAATGGTGGTGACGGTAACAACAATCAACCTAGAGATGGTTCTGCTCCTGGGGGTGCTGGTGGTGCAACAGATTGGTCTCCTGGAGTAAATGCAGGCAATGGTGCTGTTGGAAGAATAGTAATATCTTGGAGTTAAGAAACCTATGTATGCAAAAATATCATCAAACACAATAATAAATTATCCAGCGTTTCCATCCTTAGAACACACTAATGTTGGGTTTCCAGAAAATTGGCAAGGTGGAATCATAAATGGTGATGAATACGTTTATATTCAACCTACAAGTAAACCAGTAGCTAATGTTGGTTGGGAATATACTGAATCGCAGCCTACTTTAAGCAATAATGTTTGGTCGCAAACTTGGGTTTCTTCTTTATTGCCTAGAGAATTATTGAAGAGATCTGTTACTAGTAAAAGATACGAAGTTGAAGTTGGTGGTATTACTGTATCAAATAACGTTTACTCAACCGATCGCGAATCCCAAACTAAATATGTAGCAGTGGCTGTTGATGTTTCTCAATCAAACGTAGAAACTTGGTCTATAACTTGGAAAACTTTAGAGAACAAATTTGTTACTTTAAACGCCAACCAAGCATTAGAGGTTGTTAATAGTGTTAGAGATCACGTGCAGCTATGCTTTAATAAAGAAGCCGAATATTATAATTTGATAGATACTTCTACTATTGTAGTGTTACAAACAATCGATTTTTCTGCTGGTTGGCCAAGTATCACTTAAAAAGGACATATATTATGAGTACATTAACAGTAGGAATAATCAATACGTCTAATGGTACAACGAACCTTGCGTTGACTACTGGTAATACAAATGCAGGTTCCTTGACAGTTCAATCTGGTGGTGGGTTTCTTATTCAAAGTAATTCTACTACAAACGCTTTATCAAGTGCTGCTAACGGTGACATTACTTTATCCGCTAATTTAGCTGTTACAGGCGGAAGAATTACAGGTAATAGATTATTATCAAGCGATTCTAACTTAGAATTTAAATTAGATACTACAAACAGAAGACAAATATTTACTGTATATGGGTTCGATTTCGAACTAGAAAATGGTATAATCACACCTATTAATAAAACTAGATACAATTACACACATACTGGAGCTGATCAAAGCTTAGTAGTTCCTGCAGGCGTTAATTATATTTTTGTTAAGATGTGGGGAGGTGGTGGAGGTGGTGGCTCTTATGGTGGTTGGAGACAAGGATCTCTAGGTGGTGCTGGTGGATTCAGTCACGGAATTATTCCAGTTGTTCCAGGCGAAACCATATCAATTAGAGTTGGTGGAAGAGGATTAGCAGTACCAGGTTCTACTAATGCTTATCCGGATGGAGGCAGAGCTTCTGTTTCAGGCACAGACAATAGATATGGAGGTTCTGGGGGTGGTTCTTCTTCTATCAGAGTTCCATCTCAATCGAATAGCTTTGTTATAGTAGCTGGTGGTGGAGGCGGAGGAGGATCTGTCAACAGCTATGATTTAAATAGCGGAGGCGCTGGCGGAGGTCTTATTGGAGAATGTGGAGTAGTAAACTCAATTAACGGTAACAACAATAACGGCAAAGGTGGAACACAAGCTGCTGGCGGTGCTGGTGGAACTGGTACTATCAATACTGGTGGTTCAGGTGCATCTTTTCAAGGTGGATCAGGTACTAATGCCGCTCCGTATTCAGGCGGTGGTGGAGGTGGATATTTTGGTGGTGGCGCAGGAGGTTATGGCACCAATAGTATGGGTGGTGGCGGTGGTGGTTCAGGTTTTATACGTTCTGGTGTTATAATGGGAGCTACATATACAGGTCAACAGTTTATTCCACCTTTTTATAATGACCCAGATTTATCAAACAGTTCTACTGAACGATATGCTAAAGGCGCTGATGAAGGCGGTCATGGCGGTCATGGTTACGTAATTTTATACTACTAACTAGGGAATAAAATGGATTATATCGCAGCTATTATGTTTATTTTACCACAAGCTAAATGGAAACTTTCTCAAGAAACTATTCCTGAAGGCGGTTGGAAATATGAACATATAATTTGGGAAGATTTGTTTTATCCCAAGCCAACGGAAGAAGAATTGATCATGGCTGATAAATACGCTTCTTTTTCTCCGTTTTATGACTATAGAATTGAAAGACTAAAACATTATCCAACAGCTGAACAACAATTGCAAATGATTTTCGATCATGGCATTGAAGGTTGGAAAGAAAGAATACAAAATGTCAAAAACAATATACCAAAACCTATCATGTAATAATTAAGAGGATAATATGAGTACATTATTAGTTGCAAACATTCATCTTGAATCTACTGGTAATAACAGAATTCAATTTGCCGGATCTAATTCTTACATAATCGTTGCTGGCGGCACCAACTTAACCACGGTTAATTCAACTAACATGTCAGTTAACGGTAGCATTACCAGTTCTAATTTGTTCGTTAGAGCTTTAACAACTAACTATACATTAACAAATGCTGACAGCGGTTCTGTACTCACAGTTTCTAATACTGCCGCGACAACTATCACAGTTCCAGCAGATCTGCCTGTAGGTTTCAGATGTATGGTTTATATGATTAATACTGGAAACGTTGTCGTTAGTAATGCAGCTGGCGTAACATTAAATTCTCGTAGTGGTAACTACACGCTTTCACAGCGCTGGGCTTCGCTTTCTGTATTTGAGCATGCTGCTAACTCTGTTATTATTGATGGTTCCGTTTGATGAAAAGATCTCTGTTAGCATTTAGTGGTGGCATAGATTCTACGTATATAGCTTGGAAATTATTAACAGAAACAGACGACGAGCTAACCTGTGTATTTCTCTATGTTCCAGATCGTGAAGGAATGCTTTTCCAAGGAGACCTTTTCTTATACGAAAAATGTCTAATTTTGGTAGAAGAATTGAAAAAGATAAGAAATTTCAATTTTATTATGAAAAAATGTAATAAGAGCGAAATTACTGATGAATTGAATTCCTTCTATACATTTTTTATCAATTTCGCCGCTCCTTATTTGAACAATAATATTTTTGATAGAATAGTTACAGGTCATAGCTGGGAACAAGCAGGTCAAAAAATATTAAAGAATTACGATCGTTCTCCTGTTTCGATAGCTGGCGAAAGATTATTTAATAAATTGATTACGAGGGGAGAGCTTTGGAACCCATTAGCTACTCACGACTATGTACAAAATTATTCTAAAGCTCACGCTATAACCCAATTACCAAAACACATTTTAGAAAAAACTTTTAGTTGTTCTTTCCCTTTTAAAGATAACCAAAACAATTTAGTTCCTTGTAATATATGTCATAAGTGTTTGTGGAACATTCATATAAACAATATGTTAGAATCTGGTAAAACACCCGAAGAAATAGATAAATATAGAATACAAACAGCTTACGAATATGGTGGTGGAGAATTAATGGCGCCTGTAAAATATTGGATATATTTAGAAACAGGCAGAAAACCACCACTTCACATGTTTAAACACCCTAATTTTGAAAATAAACAAGAAGTGATAGATTATTTCCTTAGCACTTCTAGAGAGTCTATTAGATTAAGAAACAATGTCGGAGTTTGGGAAGGTTTGGTTGATGACTGATAGATACGCAGTAGTCAATAAAGAAACTGAAATTGTTGAAAATATAATTATGTGCAGTGAAAATGATACGATAGAAGGGTATTATCTCGTTCCTATGCCAGAACCATTTTATTCTTATCATGGTTTATATAAGATGATTAGTATAATACAAATCAATAAAACTAAATGGAATCCGGAAAAAGGATATCATAGTAGTAATCCAGACGAAGACAATTTAATATTTACTAGGGTGTAAATAATGCCTCAAAAAACTATAGTTATAACTTCTGGTACAACTTGGGTTGTACCCTTCGATTGGAACTCTTCTAACAACCGTATTGAAGCGATTGGCGGTGGGGGCGGTGGTTGGCACTTAACTGGTGGTGGCGGTGGTGGAGCTTATTCAAGAATAAATAATTTTACAGCTACTCCTGGGCAAACTATAGCTATAACCATAGGTGCAGGCGGTGCAGTTAATACTGATGGTGGTACGACTCAGTTTGCAAATGCTTCAACGTTAACAGCTGTTGGCGGTAGTCGAGCCACTTCTTCAGGAGCACGTGCTCCTGGTGGTTCAGCTGCTTCTTCTGTTGGCACTATTAAATTTTCTGGTGGTAACGGTGGTGTTCAACGTGGCGGCGGTGGTGGTGCTGGTGGACCAGCAGGCAATGGTGCTAACGGGTTTAACGGTACGATGACAGTTCAAGCCCATGCTAATGGTGGCCGAGCCGCTAACAATGCTGGTGGTGGTGGAGGCGTTGCAGTCAGTTCTCAAGGAAGATCAAGCCAAGTTGCTGGCGCTGGTTTAGATCTATCTTCTAACGTTGTAGGGTTTTCAATTAGCTCTCAAACATTCAGATATGTTAGATGGTCTGTTACAGCTTTGCGTTCTCCGGGTAGTGATATGCAAGCTTCAGAGTTTATACTGATAAATTCTAATACTGTCTTAAATATGGCAGGTTCTACAATTACATCTTCAAGAGCAGCTAGTATTGCAGAACAAGGGGCGAATAATTTGATTGATGGTAATTTAAACTCTAAGTATTATACTGGTGTGACAACTTCTCCCTGGAACTTTACTATTGATTTAGGTTCGGCAAAAACATTTAATGGTTATGCTTGGGCAACTGCAGAAGATGTGTCAAATAGAGATCCAGTTTCTTGGACACTTGATGTTTCTTCAGATAACGTTAACTGGACAACAGTTTCTACTGTTACAAATTACAGCACAACTACTACTAGAAAAGAATATGTTCCATCTACTATTACTATAGTTGGATCTGGTGGCGGTGGTGCTGGTTCGTATTACTCTGATGTTTAATAGAAAGGTATTATAGCATGACTTCACCTCCTCCCCCACCAGACCCAGATCCACCTCCTCCACCACAAGTTTATTATGCAGGTTCAGGTGGTAATTATGGCGGTGGTGGTGGATCTGCTAGTTTAATATACGCTCAAAACGGTCAAGGGGCGCAAGGTGTGATTGTAATTACTTACGATTCTTTAGATGGTGGTCCAGCAATGATGGCATCATTTATGAGCTTTGGTTTTAATTGATAGAGGATTTTATTAAAATGAAATTTATTTTGACTTATTTGTTTATTAGTTTGTTGTCAATCAGCAGCAGTTTTGCGTTTGAAAATGTAGATGTTATTAGCAGATATAATAATTCTACTGCTATTTCCCAAAATGCAGTACATGCTATTCGTGCACTTAACGAAATGCAATCAGAATATAGATTAAGATACACACATATTCCTGGAGCTAATGGCGAAACTGCTGTAGTTAGTTCTTTAGAATATTCTAGAGCTGGCAGAAGTATTCTTTGGTTCGGACCTATATCAACATTTACGACAACATTTGTAACTAGAAATGGTGAAAAACAAAAAAATTGGAGCGAAAACGACTTTTATTTTGTTAGTGGTGTTAGCACAGGAATTTTTGCTGTTTTAGTTTCGCCTAATAATGATGCTAAAAATTTTGAAGAGTTTGTTAAAAATTTACAAAAAAAAGATAAAGTTTTTAATGGTAATAATGTTTCTTCGACATCTAGTCTTTATTTGGGTAAATTATTTTCTAATAAATTTAACTTGAGGAATAAAACTATATTTTTGGACTATCGTCAGCCTAATGAGATAGCTCAGGCACTATTGAGTGGAGAAATTGATTATACGATAAGAAATATTGTCGATTTACCATCGTTGAGACCTATTGCTATATTAAATGAAACACGAGCTCCTTCTTTACCAAATATACCTACTGCGAAAGAATTGGGTGTTGAAGAATTAACATATGAGTCTTTATCAGTTTTTGCTATACCGAAAAACGATGTTAAATTGATAAAGGCTCTTTCTCCTTTAATTTTTAAATTGTGCAATAACTCTGATCTAGACGAAGGAATTATTAAGAGAAACTTTATGCCACGTACTTGTGTTAGAGAACAAGAAATTTTAAAAAGAATTTCTGAAGAAAAAGAGGACAGAAATCCAATTTAACTAATAGTTAAATAAATAAAATTAAAAATTAAGGTTATAAATGTCAATATTACAAGTTTCGTCACTTCAATCTAACAACACATTAACAGCGAACTCACAAATTAATGTGGGTAATACGATCATTAATACAGCCTCTTTATCTGTTGGTAACACACAATTGAGAAATGTGAGTAATGTATCGTCTGTTACTGTAAACGGAACATCTTTTAGTTCTTTTAATGTTGAAGCGACTAATACACAAATATTTACAACTGTCGGTGATGGAACTTGGACTAAACCTTCTTGGGCTACTACAGGCAATGAACTTGTTATTGTGCATATGTGGGGTGGTGGCGGAGGAGGTATAGGCAATGCTTCTTTCATAAGTGGTGCAGGAGGTGGTGGATTTGCCTTTGCTTATTATATGACAAACCAATTAGGCAGCTCTGTTTCTTTATATGTTGGTGCAGGAGGTACGGGTGGTGCTACAGGAAATCCTGGAGCGTTTTCTGGGTTTAACAGTAATACATTTATAGTTTATGGTGGTGGTGGTGCCAATAGCACACAATACGGTACAGCAACTGGTGGTCCAGGCGGTGGTGGTTGGTTTTCTTCCGGAACATCAACTTCTGGTGGTGGACCGCTAGGTGGTAATACCGCTGGTGCATTTTCAACATTTGGTGGCGGAGCTGGTGCAAATACTACAAATACAACTGCAGGAAGTTCCGTTTATGGAGGTGGCGGAGGCTCTTACAATGTTACTGCAGGTGGAGGCGCTTCAATATATGGTGGGGGTGGTGGTGGGTTTCCAAGAGGATCTTCTGTTTACGGTGGGGCTGGAGGAGAAACACAAAACTTAGTTGCTTCAATAAATGGTAATGCTCCTGGCGGTGGTGGTGGTGCCAACACTTCTGGTGGAGGCGCTGGCGGTCGAGGAGAAATTAGAGTTTATACATTAAGGATTGTACCATAATGTCAACAGTAAACGCAACATCACTAGTTTCAGATTCAATATCAGCAAATACTATTAGAGTAGGTTCGAACGTAGTCATTAATTCTACTGCTATTTTAGTTGGCAATTCTATTTCTCAAACTTTAGTAAATTCTACCGCAGTATCTGCCAACTTGATAACTCTAAACGGTACAACTATCAGTACAATTACTGTTTATGGTGGAAACACAAATTATCAAACATTTACAACTCCCGGTTGGACAACATGGACAAAACCAGCAGGAACAAATGCTAATGATATTATAACCATTATGTTATGGGGCGGTGGAGGCGGTGGGTATTCTAGTGCATCTCCAAACCTAGCAGGGGCTGGTGGTGGTGGATCTTGTGTTATTGTAAATAAACTTGCTGGTGAATGTAATGCTATTTGCAATGTTTTTGTTGGATCTGCAGGTTTAGGTGGTAATAGTTCTTCTGCGTCAACATTTGGTGGAAATAGTGTATTTTGGTCGAATTCATCGTTTTCTATTTCAGCATATGGTGGTCAATCAGGATTATCAGCAGGTGGAGCTGGAGCTGGATGGTTTGCTTCAGGAGCAAGTAGCATCGGCGGCTCGCCTTTAGGAGGAGCTGCTGGAGCTACAGGAGGTGATTCGACATTTGGAGGTGGTGGTGGAGGCACTTCTGCAGGTGGCAATGGTGGAGATTCTGTATATGGCGGTGGTGGTGGCGCTGCTGCTTCTTCTGGTCGAGGCGGCAATTCTATATATGGCGGTGGTGGTGGCACTTTTTCAGGAGTTAGTGGTAACTCTATATTTGCTGGTAGAGGCGGTAATAGTTCTGTTTCTGCATTAAGTCCTGCTGGTGGAGGTGCTACATTAGGAGTTAGTAATCCTACAAATATTACAGCGATGAATGGTGGTCGTGGCGAAGTTCGTGTATGGGTAACTAAGGTAACGTAAAATGTCAAGCTTATCAATTTCTAACGCTACAGTAAATTCTATCACATCTTCAACTGTTACTACTGGTGTAGTTTCTGTTAACACCACCCAAATAACTGTTGGTAATTCAATCGTAAATTCTCAATCTATTTTTACTCCTTTACTTAATATTGGGGGAGTTCCTTTTGCTGGTGGTATATCTGGTAGTATAGCTAATGTTCAAATATTTACTGCAAATGGAACATGGACAAAACCAGCTGGTATAGATGCTAATTCTTCAGCATTTATTATGATGTGGGCTGGTGGTGGTGGTGGTACTGCGGCTGGCGCTGGCAGCGGTGGTGGCGGTGGAGGAGCATTTCTTACCTTCACAACTCCTCTTTCTTCTCTCACAAACACAGTTTCTGTTACAGTAGGTTTAGGTGGTACAGGTTCAACTATTGGTGGTGCAGGCGCTAATGGAGGAAATACTCTATTTGGATCTTATATAGTATATGGAGGTGGTGGTTGTCCAGCCGGAGGAGGCGGTCAAGATGATGGAGGCGGTGGTGGTGGAGTTTTAGGAGTAGGTGGTAGTGTTAATGGATCAGTTAACGGAGGAGCGCCTTTAGGTGGCGCAAACGGTGTAAACGACGCACGTGGTGGAGGCGTTTCTACTTTTGGTGGTGGAGGCGGAACTACTTGGGGTACTAACACTGCAACTGGGACTGGTGGTGCTTCAATTTATGGTGGCGGTGGTGGTGGTAATCTTGGTAGAGGAGGAAATTCTATATTCGGTGGCGCTGGCGGAGGATCTCTTTCAGGAATTTCTATTTTTGGAGGCACAGGTGGAAATACTACAGTTGGACCTACTGTTCCGGGAGGAGGAGGCGGAGTTATTTCTACAACCGCTTCAGTAGTAAACGGTGCTCGTGGCGAAGTTCGTGTATGGGTTATAAGATAAATAGTAATAAAAAGAGGAACCACCAATGGCATCACCAACTACAAGAGCAGATTTTAAAGAAAATTGCTTACGCCGATTAGGTAAACCTGTTATCGAAATCAACGTCGATGACGATCAGGTAGAGGATAGGATCGATGAAGCTCTTCGATACTATTGGGACTACCATTTCGACGGTTCAGAAAAAATTTATTACAAGTATCAAGTCACTAACCAAGACAAAATCAACAAATATATTACAATGCCAGAAAATATCATTGGCGTTATTAATATATTTGATCTTGGGTCCGCTCTTGGTACTAACAATCTATTCAATATTCGTTATCAGATCGCTCTTAATGACTTATACACTTTGACATCTGTCGCAATGACTCCGTATTATATGGCTTTGCAGCACATTCAGTTTCTCGAGTATATTTTGGTCGGTAAACAACCACTAAGATATAATCGTCATGTTAATAAATTATACATTGACATGGACTGGGATCGTATCAATACTGGCGAATACATAATTGTTGAAGCTTATGAGGTTGTCGATCCTACAACTTATACTGATGCTTGGTCTGATCGTTGGCTGCTCCGTTATGCTGCTTGTTTAATTAAGCAACAGTGGGGCACAAACCTTAAGAAGTTTGATGGTATGAAAATGCCAGGCGGTTTGACATTTAATGGTCAAAAAATTTACGATGAAGCTACTGGCGAAAGAGAAGTTCTTGAAAAGGAAATGATCTTTACATATTCATTACCAGCTACGGATATGATAGGTTAGGACGACTGTTTTACTAAATACTCTTTATATAGTATAATTTATTTTTACTTTATAAGGAGCTTTTATGCATAAATATGGATTCGTTTATATTTGGTTTGATAAGAAACGTAAAATGTATTATATAGGTTGTCATTGGGGTGTTGAAACTGATGGTTATATCTGTTCTTCAAATAGAATGCGTAAGGCGTACAAACGAAGACCAGCTGATTTCAAACGTAAAATATTATCAAGTAACATTTCTAACAGAGAACTAATGTTCGAAGAAGAGCATCGATGGATGTCTCTAATTGAAGAAAAAGATCTTGGTAAAAAATATTACAATTTGAGAAAACATAAATGGGGTCACTGGACCACAGACGAAAATACAAAATTGTCAATATCAGAAAAAATTTCTCAAAAAACAAAAGAAGCAATGTATCGTCCTGAAGTTCGTGAAAAATATCTTGCTGGTTTATCTACTAGAGATAATAGATCTTCTGAACTAGAAGTTCGTGAAAAACGTCGTCAATCTATGATCGGTAAAAATGTAGGTAAGGACAATTCTAAAGCTCTTGCAATGGCAGCAGCAGCAAACCGTGGTCATAAATTGACTAAAGAACACAAAAACAAAATAAAAGAAACTACAGCCTTTAAAACCCTAAATAATATGAAAATTAAATGCACATATTGCAATTTCGTAGGCAATAAAGGAAATGTGGCGAGATACCATAATGAAAAATGCAAACAAAAAATTTTATGCGTTTAACGCCTTACTGACGGGAGGTTAAAATCGCGACCTCGTTTTTTTTCAATAACTTTCAATCTTCACAAGAGCAGCAGTTACTTGAAGACCTAATAATAGAATCTATTCGTATATACGGCGAGGATATGTTTTACATTCCTCGCAAGCTAAACAATTATGACGACGTTTACGGAGCTGATGATCAATCAAGTTACGAAAAGGCGTATTCTATAGAAATTTATATTAAAAATATAAATGGCTTTGAAGGCGATGGTTCTTTCATGTCTAAGTTTGGACTTGAAATTAGAGATCAGGTTATTTTCTCTGTAGCTCAACGTAGGTTTAACGAAGACGTCGGTCAATTTTCAACTCAGGTTAGACCGAACGAAGGCGATCTTATATTTTTCCCGTTGAACAAAAAATGTTTCCAGATTAAGTATGTCAACAAACAGGAAATGTTTTATCAGTTAGGCGCTCTTCAAACTTGGGAAATGACTTGTGAATTATTCGAGTATTCTGGCGAAACAATGAATACTGGGATACCAGATATCGATATTCTTCAGAAAAGGTTTGATACTAACTTCTATAATTGGACTGTTCAAGATGAAGATGGTGGACCACTACTTACTGAAGATGGAGATTTATTAGTTCTTGAAGGTTCAAGCGTTGATAATCTGATACCATTGGCAGACAATGACGAAATTCAGAGAGAATCAGATCTCTTTGTAGACTTTACTGCCTACGATCCATTTAGCGAAAGAACCATATAATGTTTGGCACTCCGTTCTATTTCAGTTTAATCCGTAAATATGTTATTTTAACAGGAACACTGTTCAATAATATTCGAATTACACGTACTGATAAAAACGATAACGTTACTAGCTTATTAAAAGTTCCTATTACATATGCACCAAAAGATAAGATGCTTGCACGTGTAATTCAAGACCCTGCTATTGATAGACCAACTGCGACTGCTCCTTTACCTTTCATTTCTTTTGAAATGGGTAAAATGACTTATGATAGAGATAGAAAATTACCAACGACTGGCAGATCAGCTGTAAAAAATGCTAGTGATTCTAATAAACTCAAATATCAATACAATCCAGTTCCATATAATATAGATTTTAAAGTTTTCATTTATGCTAAAAATGCTGAAGATGGAACTAAGATTATAGAACAGATACTTCCGTATTTTACTCCAGATTGGACTACTACTGTTAATTTGATACCAGAGATGGGAATAACTATGGACATTCCCATTGTGTTAAATAACATTGGTTATAACGATACATATGATGGCTCTTTTAAAGAACGTAGAGCTATAATTTGGGAACTAGATCTAACCCTTAAAGGTTATCTATATGGTCCAGTTAAGAGCGGTGGTATTATCAAATTTATTAATGTCAATTTCTTTGCTCCAAATGTTGAAGATGGTAGATTAATTGACGCTGTAGGTAATACTGAAATTATTGAGAAAATTACTATTCAGCCAGGTTTAAATGCAAATGGTGTTGCTGTAAATTATTATGGACAACCCAATACGAATTTAGGTACTATACCTTATAATGAAATCAACATAGATGATGATTATGGTTTCATCACTATGGTTTACAACGAAGATGAAATAGGATGAGTGAACAATCTAATAATGATCCAATTGGCAGAGCTTTAGGTATTAACCCTTTAACAACAACTACGATTACTAATATTGTAGCTGATGCTCATAATGATAGTGCAAAAGCTGACTTTGAAACAGCAAGAGCAAACATTTTGACCATGATAGAAGAAGGTCAAGATGCTATGCACAAACTTACTCAGATAGCGACTCAATCTCAGCATCCAAGAGCTTTTGAAGTTCTTGCTAAGATGATGGAAACTATGCTTCAAGCTAATAAAGATCTTATGGGGCTTCAAAAAGATATTCGTGAATTAGATGCTGCAGACAGCCCAATAAACGAAAAGGCTAAAACTATCAATAACAATTTATTTGTTGGCTCTACAGCTGAGCTTCAAAAGATGATACAACAATTAAAGACTGATAATGGATAATATAGATCTACGTGGTTATAAAGGTAATGCGAATCTAAAAAGATCTAATCAGGCTATAGATTGGACACCAGATCTAGTTCAAGAATATATTCGTTGTTCTCAAGACGTAGTATATTTTACTGAAACATATATGAAAATTATTAACGTTGATAATGGTCTTGTTAATTTCAAGCTTTACCCTTATCAGAAACAAATGTTATATAATTTCTCAAACGGTAGATTTAATATTGTAACTACTGCTCGTCAGGCTGGTAAGTCGACTACAACCTGCGCATTTATTCTTTGGTATATCATATTTCACGCTGAAAAAACTGTTGCTCTTTTGGCTAACAAGGGCGATACGGCTAGAGAAATTCTAGGTCGTATTCAGTTGGCATATCAGCATCTACCTAAGTGGCTGCAACAGGGTGTTAAAGAATGGAACAAAGGTTCTTTTGAGCTCGAAAATAATTCAAGAGTTCTAGCCTCTGCTACTAGCTCTGACGCGATCCGTGGTTACTCTATCAACCTTCTGTTTATCGACGAAGCAGCCTTCATTGATACATGGGATGAGTTCTTCACCTCAGTTTATCCTACTATTTCGTCAGGTAAAGAATCTAAAATTATTCTCGTTTCTACGCCGAATGGTTTGAATCACTTCTATAGTATCTGGGTAAACGCCAGAGAAAATAGAAATGGTTACAACCATATGTTCGTTCGTTGGCAAGATGTTCCAGGTCGCGACGAAAAGTGGAGAGAAGATACTCTAGCTGCTATGAACTTTGACTTAGAGAAGTTCGATCAGGAGTATAATTGTGAATTCCTTGGTAGCTCTGGAACGCTTATTGCTGGTTGGAAATTAAAAGAGCTGGTTCACCAGTCTCCTATCGTTGAACGTGAAGGGTTGGTTCAATACAAAGCACCAGAAGAAAATCGCATATATATGATGGTGTGTGACGTTAGCCGTGGTAAAGGATTAGACTATTCAGCTTTCCAGGTTATAGATGTATCTAAAATGCCCTATACACAGGTTGCTGTTTATAGAAACAATGCTGTTACCCCAGCAGATTATGCTGATGTTATTCACAGAATTGCCAAAGCTTATAATAACTCTTATGTTTTGGTCGAAGTAAACGACATCGGCGAGCAAACAGCTCATACCTTACACTACGATTTTTCTTATGAAAACATTTTGTTTACAGAAAATGCTGGTCGTAGCGGTAAACGTATCACTTTAGGGTTTGGTGGCAATGGCAATTCTATATCTAAAGGAAAAAAAGATAAAGGAATTAGAACTACCAAAGTTGTTAAATCTGTTGGTTGTTCTATTCTAAAATTATTGATTGAAGGTAATCAATTATTAATAAATGATTTTCATACTATAAATGAACTTTCTACATTTTCGAGAAAAAGTAATTCTTATGAGGCTGAGTCCGGTAAACACGACGACTTGGTTATGTGTTTGGTATTATTCGCTTGGCTTTCCGAACAGCAATACTTTAAAGATTACACTAATATAAACACTCTTATGTCACTAAGAGAAAAAACTGAAGAAGACATGGAACAAGATTTATCTCCGTTTGGATTTGTCTTTGACGGTCGTGATGAATACAGTGAAGAAATTGAACGTTTTGTGCCAGACGCTTGGATGTGGAGTTCCGATTACAATAGGAATTTCTAAAAACTGTTATTTAATAAATATGTGTAAAATATAACTCATATTCTCGCATCCATAGGAGAAAAAAATGGCATTTCAACTAAGTCCTGGCGTAAATGTTAGC